CTTCAAAGTACATCAATCTGGGTTATACCAATTTTGATGTGATTTGTATTGGTGGTGGAGGCGGAATGGGTGGTGGTATCGACACGCAAAATACCGGTACACTCATTCGAAACTATGGTGGAGCAGGCGGTGGCGGAGGACTTCATCGAGTTCAAGGTCTATTATCTGCTCTTCCATCCGCTTGTCCAGTTGTTGTTGGCGCTGGCGGTGCTTTGGGTGCGGGAGATTCATCCAATGTTGGACTCACTACCAACGGAGGAGATGGTGGAACGTCATCATTCAACGGAAGCACGTGCCAAGCATCCGGTGGAAAAGGAGGGCACCGAGCTCAGTCAAACTCAGCTACAGTCACTACCTCAGCAAATGGCGGAGATGGTGGAGTTGGCGCTCGAGAACTGGCAGGAGGAGGTGCATTTGGTGGCACAGCTGGGACTCCTACTGCAACGGGACCGGGAACTCCTGGGACAGATGGAGCAGATGGTACGTGGATTGGGAACATCGGACAAGGAGGAGGCGGAGGCGCCGGGGGAGTAGGTAAGTATGGCAGTGGAGGTACTACGCTCAATGCAGCTACGTCAGGTGGAAAAGGGTCCTATAATCCTGGAGATACATCAGTTTACGGTCCAGGAGATACCCCGGACACTGACCCAGGTAGTAACTCACCGAATACAGTTCCAGGAGGTGCAGGTGGTGCAAAAGCTACTCCGTTGACTGGCCTTCCTTATATTTACGGTTCATCCAAGGGAAGTCACGCTGACGGTGTTCCTGGAATTGTAGTTATTAGTCTAATTGCGATGTAAAATGAGTTTTGGCCCTATTCAAATTACTCAGAAAGGATCATTCGACAATACAGAGCGATACTTGAGTCACTTAAAGAAAGACGATCTATATGCGGCTCTTAGTAGATATGGCTCTTTAGGTGTAAACGCTTTGTCGAATGCTACGCCTCAAGATACGGGTGAGACGGCTCATTCCTGGTATTACGAGATTAAACAACATAAAGGATATTACTCAATTCGTTGGCATAATCATCACACCAACGAAGGCCGTCCAATAGCTATTCTCATCCAATACGGACATGGCACAGGTACTGGCGGCTATGTTCAAGGACGAGATTACATTATGCCTGCGATCAGACCTATATTTGACCAGATAGCAGCCGATGCGTGGAAGGAGGTGACCAAAGTCTAATGGCCAGTGTTGATGATAAAGTTGTATCAATGTCATTCGAATCGAGTAAGTTCGAATCGGGTGTCAATACGGCAATTAATGCTCTTAACAAGCTGAAGAGTGCACTGTCATTCCCAAGTGCAGGTAAAGGCTTGGATCAGATCAGTGAATCTGCAAATAAGGTCAACCTCAACCCCATAGCCAAGGCTCTTGATTTCATCAAGGGTAAGTTCTCCACGCTTGGTGTCATTGGGCTTTCGGTTCTTAACAACATCACCAACAAAGTAGTTGACGCTGGGCTGAAGTTTGCCAAGTCGATAGTTTGGGCCCCGATCATGGACGGGTTTCATAACTATGAGACTCAGATCAATGCGGTCCAAACGATCCTGGCAAACACTGGCCTTACCGGTAAGAAAGGTCTGGATCAGGTTAACAGCTCACTGAACGAGCTGAATAAGTATGCAAACCTAACAGTATACAACTTCTCTGAGATGGTCAGGAACATCGGTACTTTCACGGCTGCCGGTGTGGACCTCAAGACATCAACTGCTTCGATCAAGGGTATTGCCAACCTGGCTGCGTTGTCTGGTTCGACCTCGCAACAGGCTTCGACGGCGATGTATCAGCTTTCACAGGCTATCGCTTCCGGTACGACCAAGCTTCAGGACTGGAACTCGGTAGTCAATGCTGGTATGGGCGGCAAGGTGTTTCAAAGCGCTCTGTACAACACAGGCGTCGCTATGCACACCATCAAGAACGCCAAGGTGGGCGAGACCTTTGATCAGTGGACGAAGTCGGGTAACTCATTCAGAAACTCTCTGAAAGATGGCTGGCTCACCAGTAAGGTCTTGACGACGACACTCAAGGGCTTCACCGGTGACATGACTACGGCCCAGTTGAAGGCTGAGGGATATTCAGATGCTCAGATCAAGAATATTCAGAAGATAGCCAAGGCTGGTCTAGCTGCGGCAGTCAACATCAAGACGATGACTCAGTTGACACAGGCCTTGAAAGAGGAAGTGGCCACGGCATGGTCTACTATCTTCAAGACCATATTTGGCGATATCAACATGGCGACCAGTCTATTCAGTGGGATCCATACTGTCGCTGAGAATGCTCTGACAAAGCCTATCTATGCTTTGAATCAATTGCTTGAGGGTTGGGCCAAGCTTGGCGGTCGAACTATTCTGATTGACGGGTTGAAACAGGCTTGGAAAGATCTCGGAGCAGTCATGGCCCCAATCAAGGCGGCTTTCCGAGAGATCTTCCCGCCGACAACAGCAACACAGCTCGTTACCATGACGAAGGCATTTGACAACTTCATGAAGTCGCTTATGCCTAGCGCAGCAACTGTTGATAATTTGAAGCGTACCTTTGCCGGTCTATTCGCCATTATCGATATCGGTAAGCAAATTATCTCAGGTATATTTACCGTCTTCTCCACGCTGTTCAAGACCATTTCCAAGGGCGGCGGAGGATTCCTGGATCTCACCGGTAATATCGGAGATTTCCTGGTCTCTGTAGATAAAGCGCTCAAACAAGGAAATCGACTGCATGATTTCTTTGTGACACTGGGGTCAATCCTCTCAAAGCCGCTTGAACTAATCGGTAAAATGGCATCTGCCATTCAGAATCTCTTCGCTGGAGTAAGTGCAAAATCCTCCGGCGGATTTTCTGGTGCACTAGGCGGTCTCGGTGCCGCATTTTCCCCGCTTCAGAAGATTCTCGATGGTGCCCGACGGGCATGGGACAACTTCTGGTCTGGTGTAGGCAAGGTATCACAAGCTCTGATGCCAGGCTTCAAAGCTATTGGTCAGGAGTTTGCCAATCTCGGAACTCAGATTTCCACAGCTCTTCAGAACATCAATTGGCAAGGCCTTCTAGACATTGTCAGAACAGGCCTCCTGGGCGGAATGTATATAGTGTTCAAGAAGTTCTTCAGTGGTGGTTTCACTGATATGCTCGGCGGTGGAATGCTGAAGAGTGTCACTGGGACATTCGAGGGGCTTACCGGTGTTTTGAAGAACATGCAACAGACAATCAAGGCAGCCACATTGCTCGAGATTGCCGCTGCAGTTGGAATTCTAACGGGTTCCATCGTTGCAATGTCTCTGATTCCCTCTGCGCGACTTGATAAAGCTATTGCAGGTGTTGCTATGGCTATGGGCGAACTTATCGGTGCCATGGCCGTTCTCAACAAGATCCCCATGGCAGGCTTTGCCAAGATCCCGCTTATTGCCGGTTCTATGATTCTACTGGCTACCGCAGTGGATATTCTCGCAATTGCAGTCGGCAAGCTGGGTGGTATGAGCTGGGGCGAGTTGGCCAAGGGTCTTGTTGCGGTTGGCGTGTTACTCGTCGGTATATCTGTGGCCGCTGGACCTCTCTCCAAAAGCACTCTAGGACTTATATCTGCTGGTGTCGGCATAACCGCTATTGCCGTGGCTTTGAATATTCTGGCTCTTGCGGTCAAGCAATTCGGCGGTATGAGTTGGACCGAGCTCGGTAAAGGTATGGCATCGGTTGCCGTCGCTATGGGTGGTATGGGAGTTGCTGCAAGATTGTTCCCATCCGGAATGATTCAAATCGGACTAGGTCTTATCGCAGTTGCTACTGGTTTGAATCTTATGGCTCGAGCTATCGGTGCCTTCGGCAAGATGAAGTGGGTCGAGATTGCCAAGGGAATGGCTGGTATTGCTGCAGCTCTGGTCATCATTGCCGGTGCTATGACAATTATGCCGTCAAATATGGTAGTTACAGCTGCTGGTTTGATCCTTGTATCTCTCGCCATCTCGAGTCTAAGCAAATCCATTGAAAGTCTTGGTGGACAATCCGTAGGAACCCTCGGAAAGGGCATTGTAAGCCTCGCTCTGGCCCTCGGAGTGCTTGCCGTAGGTCTTATGGCTATGCAAGGCTCTATGGGTGGCTCAGCGGCTCTGATTGTCGCAGCAGGTGCGGTCGCAATCCTTGCTCCGGCATTGGAGAAGTTAGGTGCTCAATCCTGGGGTGACATCATCAAGGGAATGGTTGCACTTGCCGCTGCCTTTGCCATTCTAGGTGCCGCTGGTCTGCTTCTCGAGCCTGTGGCTCCAGCTTTGGTGGCTCTAGGTGCCGCTTTGGTCCTTATTGGTGGTGGTCTGGCTCTGGCCGGGGTAGGTATTTCCTTGATTGGTGTTGGACTGAGTGCCATTGCCATAGCGGGACCAACTGCAGTTGGAATTCTGTTGAAGGCATTCACTGACTTCATGAATCAGATTCCAATCTATGTTCAGAACGTTGTACAAGCACTGCTTACGGTGGTCACTTCGATCGCCAATGCTGCACCTCAATTCGTGGCAGCACTCGGGAAGATCCTCGTTTCGCTGGCCAATGCGGTAATTGCTGCGGCACCACAAATCGCCAGGGCATTTAGCGCTCTTATTCAGGCAGCACTGAAGGTTATCGTAGATAATCTTCCGAGCATTATCAATGCCGGACTCAGGATGCTTCTAGCTCTTATTTCTGGTATCAGAAACAATATGGGTCTGTTGGTCGCCGAAATTGCTTCGCTTATTACGACGTTCTTGAATTCAATAGCCAATCACCTTGGTTCAATTGTATCTTCCGGTGCTAATGTCTTGGGCAAGTTCCTGCAGGGCATTGCTAACAATATCGGAAGTGTCATCAGTAAGGGTGCCGATATCATCGCAAGTCTTGTTGGTGGTATAGGCAACGCCATGGGTAAGGTGGTCAATGCTGGTGCCAATGCGATTTCCAATTTCTTGAATGCTATTGGAAATGGTGCCAGTAAGATCATCAGTGCTGGTGCAAATATGATCGTGCATATTGTAACTGGTCTTGGCAATAACTTTGGTAGAGTTGTCAGTGCCGGAACAGATGCTATCGGGAAATTCGTATCCGCAATTGGTAGTGGTGCTGGTCAGTTGGTGAACAAGGGTGCCGATGCGGTTATCAGCTTCCTTAACGGTGTTGCTAATACCATTAGAAGCAAAGAGCCTCAGATGATAGCAGCAGGAGCTAATGTTGGTTCAGCCGTTATTCAAGGTATGATCAATGGTATGGGCAGCCTGGCAGGATCACTAGTCAGCAAGGCAATGAGTATTATTGGGAGCATTCCAGGTAAGGCTAAGAAACTGCTTGGTATCGGATCGCCTTCGAAGGTCTTCTATGACATTGGTATAGACACGATGCAGGGTATGATCAATGGTATTTCGGATCAGCAGGATAATGCCACTGGTGCTGTAGAAAACCTGACCAATGCCATGGTTGATTCTCTGAGTGCTGTGCCTGATGCTCTCAATGCTCTGGCTGACATGAATCCAACGGTCACTCCTGTAGTAGACTTGACCCAAGTTCAAGCAGCAGCTGATGATATGTCGAATATGATCAATACGACTCCTACGATCACTCCAATAGCGTCGTTTGGTCAGGCTTCAGCTATATCTTCTACTCAAATGGGTCAAGACGGTACTACGGATACTACAGCTCAAGGCGGAACCTCAATCACCTATCAGCAGAACAATTACTCGCCAGAGTCTCTTACTGAGATTGAAATCTATAGGCAGACGAAGAACCAGCTATCTCAATTGCGAAGTGCTCTTGCGATCGGTTAGAAAGGAGCTGATTAGCTGTGCTGACTAAAATGCAGGCGTATAGTTCGTGGCTATCAGCACCGGAACTGATACTAGATGATGCTGGTAGAGAAGAAACCGATCTGGTCCAGATTCGTGGCATCACGGGTCTGGATCCGGTCAAAGCTACTGTCAATACTTCGCCCTTCGGGTCTGTTGATGGAGCGGCTTATACGGGCAGTGATGTAGGAATTCGAAATATCGTTCTCACACTTCACCCAAATCCTGATTGGGATCTTTGGTCGTTTGAGAGTCTTCGCAAACTTCTCTATGCATATTTCATGCCCAAGCTACAGACGAGATTAGTATTTTACAGCGACGATATGCCTCCGGTGGAAATTTACGGGTATGTCGAAGATGCCAATGTCAACATGTTCTCGCAAGATCTTGAGATACAGGTATCCATCATCTGTCCGGATCCATATTTTACCGCGCTCAATCCAACAGTTATGACGGGACAATCCGATCGAGATAACGCGACTCCAGACACGATTGTCTATAACGGATCTGTTGCAACTGGAATACATGTTGAAGTTACGCGATTTTCAGATCCAGCGCCTACCAGCATTGGTATTCAAGTCGGCGATCCGTCTCTTTCATATTTCAATGTTGCTGCAGGTGTAGATTCGTCAAAGTATTTTGTGATGA